TGTTCCGCCGTTAGTTATAACAGTCTCTTTAACAGAACCAGTTGTTAATTCTTTAATGCGAATAAATCCATCAGAACCAACACCTTCATTTGTTAGTGGAACTTTATCACCAGCGGTATAACCACAGCCAACTTTAGTAACCTGAGTATCAATGACCATTCCACCAGTAATAAAATTATTTGTTCCATCTGTAATAGTTTCAGATGATTGAAATGATCCAATTGTACCAGAAAGAAAAATAGTTGATACTTCAAATCTTCCTATGTTTTCATTGATTACTTGTTCAACTACAGCGGTAGCACCAGATGTTTGTCCTGTTATTTTTTTACCGGATAAAGTAAATACCGCATCAGAACCACTGGTATCAATAACTCTGAGTATTTCACTCTTCCCATAATTACCGTCAGAAGTACGAAGCATATCTGAGCCGGGAAAGTAAAATGAAATCTCTTCTTTGTATAGTAATCTAAAAAGAAACTGAAAAGATTTCTCACTACCTTTTGCTCTATAGAAATCTCTAATATGTTTTAGAACAAATGGTTTGTTTGCATTTTGAAATATTGCTTCTGGAATATCTTCAGCAAACTGTTTCTTAAAATAATTTAGAAATTCATCAGTAGTCTTATCAAGGTTAGCATAATTATCTAAGTTCCCAATAATTTCATAAGGCTTACCTTCCTGTTCCATATATTCATAATACGCCTCCATGAAAGCAACAAATGTTTCATGGTCTTGTTTTACAAATGCAGGAAGTTGTCCTTCTACCTTTACACTTATCCGTTCATCAAACTTAGGATGAATCGGTTGATTTGGATTTACTTTAGCCATATTAGATTATTGTTTCTGCTATCATGTTAATCTTAATTGATTCTGTATCATTAACATCATAAGTTAAAATCTGTTCTCTCAAAGGAGTAATATCAGAATTATTAATTTCTGGTGTAACGTTTATTTTAATATTTGAAGTTCCATCAGTAATTTCAACCGGCCTAAAACTATTTAATACAATCTTTCCAGTAGTATAGTCAATAGTTCCCTGATTGGTTGAACCGTCTGGTTGAATCAAATATACTAAAGGACTATCAACCACACCATTAGTTGTTCTTGCTGCTTTAATATATTTTACTGAATCATCAACTAAAGAATATACATTACCGTCTGTTCCAGTAAATGACGTTGATGAAACACTTGCCTTTTCCAGATTATTAGTAAAATTTAAAGTATAAGTTACTGGAGTATTTAAAGTAACAGGTGTTATTCTTTGTTGATATTTTATAGCTGTTTTATTATTTCTAATTGAATTATTAGTATTATCAATATCCTGAACCATCTTGGAGTAACGAAACTTCTGGTCAAACTTTTCTAAATCAGTTTGTAGATAATTCTGAATAGAAGTATCAATATTTGTTTTCAATGTATTTTCATCTGTCAAGTTTGTATTGGGATCATAATTAACTGTAGTCTCAATAAGAAGATAAAAGAAAATGGGGTCAATAATTTCAGGAATAACTGTAACTACATTGACCTTTTTCAATATGGAGCTTTTAATAGATTCTTTCGTAGCAGTACTAAAAACATTATTGCCACTTGGTTTAACTGCAATAAAAACTTTTCCATATTGAACAGGGTCAGCATCTTCACCACCATAAACAGTTATAGATTCAATGTCTGGTCTTTGTTCAAGTATAATTGCTTTATAATCATACTTCGTTGTTGCACGATTTTGTGCTTGATATAATTTGGGTGCTTGAAACTTCAACGAATTAATACTTTGGATATCAGAACCACCTGTTGCATTTTCACTTGTTGTTATAACATATTGACTAGATGATAATCCTGCAACACTTCCAACGGCTGTAAATGTTGATGCAAAATTTCCAGCAGTTCCATTAGTAATAATATATTCAATAAAAACAATATTTCCATCAGATAGCTGTTTACCGACAGCACCATCACCAAAAGTGATTTCGTATTTCTGTCCTTCTACTTCCTGAAGAAAATAAACTTTATCAGTTCCTTTGATAGTTGTTACATCAACTGCATTACCATCCGTATATGTATCAACCTCAGAATCAGAAACAGATTTTTGTACTTTAACTGTAATAGTTGAAGTATCCACATTCAGATTAGGAATAATAAATCTCTGTGTATCATCAGAACCATTAACTGTATATGCTTTATTAAGAATTCTACCTTCAACAAGCTCTACACCAGTAGTTGTATAAGTTCCACCAGAAGACCTTAGAATTGAAGTTGTTTGGTTTGTAACATAAGTATATGCGACACCATTGATACTTGAGGTAAACTTAGTATTCTTTGCAATGGTTAAAGATGTAGGAGAACCATTAGGTGTAAAGGTCATATTTATTTTAGCCTTTGCACTAGTTCTTGAAGTAGGATTAACATTAAGATGTTTTGCATGGGAGACAACCGACTCTCTCAATGAGGAAGAATCTAGGAACATTTCGTTCCCAAGCATATTCGCGTAAAACCCCATATAATGTGTGTTATAGGCGAGAAGGTCAACCAGCACTGACATTCCACTACCTTCAAAATCATAATCTTGAAATTGTGATTGTGCTTTCAGAAAAGTTATCAAGTTTGATTTAATACCATCAAACTCTAAGTCTGTAATTTGTAATTTATCGGATGATGGCATTATCTTAATCGCTCCAAAAATAGCTCTATTGTTACTGGGTCTGGTTGATTTACAACTCTAAAAGTAATAGTTACATCAAATCCATTTCGGTCTGTATCTCCACCAACAAAAACTTCAATAACTTCTGCTCTAGGCTCAAAGTTAGCAATAGCAATTTCAATAGCACCTTTAATATTACTCTTTGTTATTGGAGTAGATAACTCAAAAAGATGTCTTGTCACTCCACCGTCTATCTGTGGTTGAAATGGACGCTCATAGCGATTAGTGAGAATAAGATTTCTTACTGATCTCTTAACAGCTTCAACATCTGTCTTAGTAACAATATCCTTAGTAACTGGATGGGCTTGGAAGTCTAAATCCAAGTCACTCCAAGTCCTACTATTGGTGCTTAATCCTTTTGTGAAAATAGTTGGCATATTTCTTAACTTCTTCCTTGTATTGCTGTTTTTAGTGTGTTACTATTGTTATGTGGTTGGGTTCAATAAATCTTATTTACCTTGTCCTCTATATCGTTTCCAACTTCTTCTTTTATGTTTATTCTTTGGCATACTCCTCTTGGATAAGCCAATTGAAGTAACCTTCTTTAATTTATCTTTTGGTTTGCTATCTTTTAGTAAAGCCATTATGTATCTCCTTTAATTAATATAGTTTTCCGAATGGGCCAAATATGTTTCCTTTTTTTTGTGCCAAGAAATACATACTCTTAACAAAATAATCGCGACGTTTCTTTCCAGAATCAGGTAAACAAAATAACTGATTAAGAAAATCAAGTTGCATTAGTTTAGACATAGCTATGTCTGGTGACTTCTTATACATAGCTAAAATATTACTTTCAAATTCTTTATCTTTGATGTTTGTATCACAACTATCTTTTATTTTTTTCCAGTATTTTTTAAACTCACCCGTTCTTTTTTTAAAATCTGCAGCCGTCTTTGGGAAATTTTGATGTTTATTATTTAGTGTTGATTTATAATCTGACATTAAAGTTGCTAACATATCTAATGGAACTTTACCAGCTCTTGCAGCTCCAGCACCTTTTATAGATGCTTCGACTTTTAAATTATTAAATCCTTTACTATTCTGTCTTATTTGAAATGTTCCTGCAACCGTTGTTCCATTAAGTACTTCAACAACTGAATCGGTTGATGATACGTTTCCTTTTTTATCAACATCTAATTTACATCTAACAGAACCTAATTTATAATTAGGTAACTTAGCAAACATAGTTTTTTCAATATTTACTAATTCCCATTGAGCAGTTTTACCAGACATTTTTTTAAGTGAAATACCAACTATAGTATTTTTTATAAACTTACTTCTTAGGACATCATTAATTTCTTCTATGGTAGCAGCTCTTGCAAGTGTTTCAATTTGTTTATTTGGACTTTCTACTAACCATATATCAGCTGGATTCCAAGAATCTTTTTGAGAAATACCTTGATCCTTGACAAGATTTGTAATCTCTTCCATAAAACCATCATCCCTAGAATAATGAAAATTATTATTTTTAGGAACTTTATCTGCTACCGTTATTTGTTGTTGGAAAAAAGTTTCCTCCCAAGCTGCATCCATATCTGGATATAATTTTTTTAATTCCTTTTTGCAATCTTTTAAAAATGTTTTTTTATCCTTATAACCATTTTTATTTAATCCTTGTTCAATAGCATACATAGATGCTCGTTCTTGCATAGCTGTACTTTTACCATCTGATTTGCTTTTGCCACCCATACCAGAATACTGGCTTTTGTCTATATCATTCCAACTAAAAATATCACCATTAGTAGTCTCAAAAATATCAGCCAATTTTTTACCATCTAATAATACTGAATCTATCTTTTTTTGGTCGCCATCACCAATACCTTTAAGGAAAGTTTTTATATTTTTGGTTAGTTTAATTTTTCCTTTATTACCATTTAAAAAAGAAATTTCTTTTTTTGAGGATATATCTGACTCAACCATAGTCAAATATTTTTCGTCTATACCTCTATCTTTTGTTGCAAACTTTCCCATATTCCCTCTACTTCGTATTTATAAGTTCTATCCCGAATTTTTTCCGAATATTTTCTATTTCTTCGTTTTCGTCAAACTTAGCTAAGTGTATATTCCTTTTAGGTCTAGTATACCCGTATGCAAACCCTCTCTCAAACTCTAATAGGTCATACTCATCAAATTTGTATCCTTCTGGATATATGTATCTAGCACAGAACTCAAATAACCATCTTACCCATGAGCTAGTCTCTGTACTGTTGCCCATAGTGAAACCAATAACCATAGCTTCATCTCTGACTTCCATATCCCTATCTAAGAGTATATGGATAATATCATGGTTATATAAATCAATAGCACCAGTTAAACTTATAGGTGATTTTGGATTTTCTAATAGCCATATTAACCAATGAATATCTGATTGTTCTTTGTATGTATCTTTGTGCTGCCAAATATTTATTGCTGATTTGAGTTTCATCAGTAAAGGAATACTCCGTTGGGTTTATCTGAATCTACATCAACATGAATAAACTTTTTATTGATGCCTAGTCTTGTAAAATATTTCAAAAGGATTGTTACGAGTTTTAACCTTTCAGACATAGTAGTGCAACTAACATCAGCTGCAACACATTTAATATGTGAGGAAGTATCTTTGCTACCTATAGAGCGATTATGTTCCAAGCATCTAATACCGCTGTTGATTCTCATACCTCTGCCATAATCCAATCTTGCTTGTTCAAGTTTTTCTACTAACTCCATGCTTATCTCACCCGTGCCACAGCCACATTGACAATCAAATTCTTTCTTGCTGAAATGATCTGTTAGCTTTCCTTTTGGTAGCATCTTCTTTTCCCCTTCCATATTATATAAAAACGCGTTGGGCATATTACTTTGCTTTCTTTGTAGCTTGGATAAGTGCTTTTTCAGGAGTCTTATCAATAATTTCCATACGCTTAGAACCTTTTTTAATGACAATTTCAAATCCCTTTCCTGATAGAATAAACTCCTCAATCTCCCATCCTTTTTTCTTTAAGTCTTTTACCCACCGCTCATCCGTCTTATCCAAGAAGCCATGCTTGACTGCACCCTTGAAATTAAATGTTTCTTCTAGTTTTTGTCCATCAATGGATTTACCTTCAACCTTCAACCAGTTCATGGCTTTACCTTTACCCTTCTGGGCTTGGATATATTCCATTTCACTTTTGAATACAGTAAACTCACCATGCTCAGTACTATAGGCAAGAACCTCACCTTTATCCAAAGCCTTCAACATCTTACCAGCTTCTTTTTTGACATGAGGATTTTTCACATCTTTCCATTTTTTTAATTCTTCAGAGAATACTTTATAAGACTTCATATTTATTGTTCCTTAGTGTTTAAGATTATGTTGCTCTCCACTCAGACAATAAAAACTTCTGAGCTGGATTAACTGATACTTTAAATGTTTCCATTAACTTCCTGTTTACTAAAAAATCACTTGTAGATTCTAAGTCAAGAGAGATAGGAATATTCAAATATGTTTTATTATTAAACTCCATGTCTACCAAAATTATTGGACGCCTTGGAGTTCTCTCTGCATCCGATGTTATTGGTTTACTCCAACCTTCCAACTTGTGAATATATTTTTTTCCGTGCAACTCCCACTTAACTTTATTTCCCTCTACTTCTACCTTATCAACTTTCTTCATGGAAGCTTTAGTTCCATTACCAGTATCAAACTTCCCAATAACAGTTCCGCATTCTTTAATAAGAACTTGCTCTAGGAAACCACATTCTCTAAATGATGTCAAGTTTCTATTTGAAGGATATCTTAAATAATTTATTATTGTCTTGTATATATCCTCTGTCTTTCCAACATCTGCCATGTTCTTTTGTGGAACTGTTGTAATATCGTAGTTATGGTAGTTAGATGTTATTCCTGGCGATGCGTTACATTCTAATACGAAAATCTCATTGTCAACGATACAATGGTCTACTCCAACCAACTGGCCGCCCATAACCCGTGCCGCGGCCTTGACAGTTTTTTGTTCTTTATCATTTAATATATAAGGCTCCGTTGTAGCACCCAAGTGAGCGTTAGAACGGAAATCATCAGGAACTTTATTTCTTCTAGTGGATGCAATAATCCTTCCACCGAGTACAATGGTTCTCACATCATACTTGAGTTTAATATGTTCTTGAATCAAGAGGTCTGCATTATACTTTTTAAGAGATTGAATAACAGATACCATTGACTGCATACTGTCAACAATCGAAACACCAATACCCTGTGTACCTGATAGGGTCTTGATGACTACTGGAAACTTTCCACCAATTCTCTCATGTGCATTTTCGATTGTTTTCTCTGTAGGAATCAATGCTGTTCTAGGAATTGGAATATTGTTCCTAGAGAATGCTATGTAAGATAAAAACTTATTATCACATAATACAGATGATTTCAAATCGTTTAGCATGAAACAACCTGACTCTTGGAAAGCCTGAATCATTGCTCTACCGATTTCACTATTCTCACCTGTAAACGCACCGGCCCGAACTATAACAACAGTTTTGTCTGTTTGAATTTTGAGGTTCTTTCCTGTGTCCTCATAATTCATAATAACCATTGTCTTAGCTTCTAAGTCAAAGTCAGCAACCCATGCACAACCAACAACAACCTTGCTAGCTTTCTGTTTCATTTGAGTTGCTGTCTTAATCATCTGTCCAACAACTAACTCTGTATCGTCTGACTTAGAACCTGTTAAAAGAATTATGTTTATATCTTCCTGCTCTTCTTCTAGTTCCGAGTACCCATCGTTATTAGTTTTATTTTTATCTATTACTGCTTCTCTAAAAGTTTTCATACCTTAAATAATTTCTCCGCAATTCTAAAGACTAATGCTTTCAATCCAAATACTACTAGCGTGACAACCATCAATAATGTTTGATACCAATCTGGCATCAAACCTAAACTTGCCCACGCATCATTTATTGTTTCATCGGTAAAAAAAGTACTTAGAAAAGTTATAGGTATCGGAAACAATAATACTATAACAATCAACTCATCCTTCCATGATAAACTAAGAGACTCAGAATCCATATCAAACTGTTCTTTTTCCTGCTTAGCCATTTGATACTATCCGAGTAAAATGTTTTTCAGTTCAACCAGAGTAGCTCTCGCACTTCTATGATGAATTCCGATTCCACCTTTCGCTTTCCACTCATTTACATTTTTAATATAGTCGTCAATAAGGATTGTTTTATCACCTACAAATTTCATTTTTCCTTTTCTCGTAGTCACATTGATACCACTAGTTATTCTTAAATTATTTTTACACCAAATTCTTTTTCCACGCTCAACACTTGGTTGTATTTTACAATTGCTTGGACAAGCTGTTAAAATCTCTGTGTTCAAATCTTTAAGAGTATCCCAAAGTTTTTTTCCATCAGACATCCAAGATAAATTTCCCCAAAACTCTTTACTGCTTCCATACTTAGTAGAGAGAAACGTATCAATCTCATCTTGATATGGTTCTCTTGAAATATGTAGTTCTTTCATAATACCATCCATAAAATCTACGAGCACACCATCCATGTCACAATAGATTTGATAGGATTTCTTTTTTT